CAGGGGTTAACAACTCTGTTTCTTTAACCGCAGATACAACCTTAACTGTAGATGCACACGCAGGAAAAATATTGTTATGTAATGACGCTGACGGTAAATTTACTTTGCCTTCAATTGTTACTACTACCCCAAGTGATCCAACCGATCCAAACCAAACCAACAATATCGGAGCTTCCTTCTTTTTCTATATTGAAACTTTAGCAACTGATCTTGACATCAAAACTGATGGCACTGATAAATTCAAAGGTGCAGTAATTGTAGCTATCGATGATAGTACAAAGAAAGCTTTCGTACCAGCTGCTACTAATGACGTTATTACTTTAAACGGTACAACCAAAGGTGGTATCGTTGGTAGTGTAGTTCAGGTAACAGCTATTGATGCAGCTACTTATCTTGTTCACAATTCTTTACTTATTGGTTCAGGAACTATAGTTACACCATTTGCTGACGCATAATATTAGGAGATAAATATGGCAGGTAGAATTGTAGGATCAGATGTAAAAACAGCTACAACCACTTCATCTGCTACCGGTGGCGCAGTCTTGCAAAGCGGTAGATCTAGATTAAGAGGTTATATAATAGCTGGAGGATCTTCTGACGGCACCGTTACTTTTAGAGACGGTACTGTATCAGGCTCTACCATATTAATTGCTCCTTGCAACGCAAATGATACTGAAACAATGAATATTCCAGATTCTGGAGTTTTATTTGAAGACGGTATTCACGTTGTATTAAGTAATATAGATAGAGTAACTGTCTTCCACTCTTAGTGTTTGAAACTTTTTGTAGTAGCATTTATTATGGTGCTACTACATTTTAATTATGGCAACTAAGAGAAAATCAAAACCCATACGCAGAACCGTAGGTAAAGGCGGTAATTATCGTCCTACCAAAAAAGGTGCTGGTATGACAAGAAAAGGTATTAAAGAATATCGAAAAAAAAATCCAGGCTCCAAACTTAAAGGAGCGGTTACTGGTAAAGTAAAAAAAGGATCTGCTGCTGCAAAAAGAAGAAAATCATATTGCGCTAGATCGCTTGGTCAGTTGAAACGTAGTTCAGCTAAAACTAGAAACAACCCGAATTCAAGAATACGTCAAGCAAGACGAAGGTGGAAATGTTAAATGGCATCAGGTAAAAAAGACGCTTGTTATCATAAAGTCAAATCAAGATATAAAGTTTGGCCATCTGCTTATGCGTCTGGAGCTCTAGTTAAGTGCCGTAAAGTTGGCGCAAAAAACTGGGGTAACAAAAGCAGACAAAAGAAGCGTTTTGGAGGCGAAGTAAAATTTGTAATAGCTAAAGGATTTTCAAATATGCTTAAAGGCAAACGTAAAAAAACTAAATTAGGATAATGGCTAAAGAAGGTTTACGAAAATGGTTTTCTCGCAACAAAGGCAAAGGCTGGGTTGATTGCAAAACTGGTAAACCTTGCGGTCGTAAAAAGGGAGAGAAAAGAAAAGGATATCCAGCTTGTAGGCCAACAATGGCTCAATGCACATCTGCAGCAAAAAAGAAGAAAGGCCCTAAACGAATTAGCTGGAAAGATGGTAGAATGAAAAAATCAAATGGTGACGTCGTAGAAATTAGAATTGCCAGAGGATGTGGTAAAGTAATGAACGACAGAAGAAAAAAAACTAAATTTTATTAGGAGCAAAAAATGCCAGGATCAATGAGATTAAAAATGCGCGGCGGAAAAAAAATGCCCAAACGTGTCAAAAAACGTGGCGGCGATGCTGTTGTCAAAAAACGTGGCGGCGGAGCAGTTAAACTTCCAGGTTTTAAAAAAGGCGACGTGGTTTGCGGAGCGGCTAACAGAAGACGTGCAAGACAAGGCGCTAACGTTAACAAAAAATAATGGCTTTATCTGGTTCAACAGACTTCGAGCCAAATGTTGCGGAGTTTATCGAGGAAGCATTTGAGAGGTGCGGTCTTGAATTACGTACCGGCTACGACCTAAAAACAGCAAGAAGATCAATTAACTTGATGCTTGCTGAATGGGCTAATCGTGGCTTGAATCAGTGGACTATAGAACAAACAACTCAAACAGTTACTGAAGGAACTTCAGAATATAATCTTGGAACTAACGTTATTGATGTTTTAGATGTTGTATGCAGAAGGACTGTTAACAGCACTCAAACAGATATTTCTATGGATAGATTAAGTAGAAGTGAATATATAAACATTCCTAACAAAACAACAAAAGCTAGACCATCTCAATTTTTTATTGATAAACAAAACAATCCTGTTTTAAAAGTATGGCCAGCTCCAGAAAATTCTACTGACATTTTAGTATTTAATAAGTTAGTAAGAATGGATGACGCCGATGCTGCAACTAATACAATGGATATGCCTTTTAGATTTTATCCTTGTTTTGCTGCTGGTCTTGCATATTACATATCAGTAAAAAGAGCTCCTGAAAAAACAGCTTTACTGAAACAGCTTTACGAAGAAGAATTTGATAGAGCGATGTCTCAAGACGAAGATAGAGCTTCCTTTAGAATTAGACCTTTCAGAAGTGTGGTTTAAATGGCTTACGCAAGTGGAAAATTTGCTGTAGCTTTATGTGATAGATGCGGTTTTAAATATAAACTACACACTCTAAAAGAGGAATGGAATGGTTTAAAAACATGCAGAGAATGTTACGAACCAAAACATCCTCAGCTTACTCCACATACAGCACCGGCAGATCCTCAAGCTATTTACAAGCCAAGACCTGATACAGATAAAGAGGTTGGAGAAGGTTTTGTTATAACCAATAATGACAATATTATTGGTAGCCCTATACCCGGTTATAGAATGGACGGAGAGCTTGGAACAATTACGGTTGGTGGTGCAGCAGAATCACCTGCTCCAACTCCAGCTCCAACTCCAGCTCCTACACCATCGCCATCACCTAATATATATACTGTTACGGTTCAAAATTATTTAGGATCAAATTATTTTTATATAGATGGCTCAAGAGCACCCAACTTAACTTTAACAGAGGGCAACACCTATAGATTTGATCAGTCAGATAGCACTAATGGAACTCATCCCTTTAGAATTTCTACTACTTCTGACGGAACACATGGGGGTGGTACAGAATATACAACAGGGGTAACCAAAGTTGGAACTGCTGGAAGTTCTGGAGCATATACAGAAATACTGGTAGCATCTGGGGCACCAACATTATATTATTATTGTTCAAATCATTCAGGTATGGGTGGTATACTTTATACAACATGAGCAGTCCACTAACATTATCAGAATTAAAAACACTTATTCAAAATTACGTTGAAAACGACGAAACCGTTTTTGTTAATACGCTTGACGATATAATAAAAAACGCTGAAGAAAGAATATTTGAATTAGTTCAATTTGATTACTTTAGAAAAAACGTACAAGGTCTTTTAACAGCAGGATCAAGATTCTTAACTGCTCCTGACGATTTTGAGCTTTCATTTTCTTTGGCAGTAATTAAATCAAATGGCGATTATTCTTTTTTAGACAAAAAACATACAAGTTTTATGCAGGAATACGCTCCTAATCCTACCGATACAACTGCAAGGGGCTTGCCTTTGTATTATGGAGATTTTGATAAGGATTTACATACAGGCTTAAAAGAATCAACAATAATAGTTGCGCCTGTTCCTGATCAAAGTTATGAAGTTGAGCTTCACTATCTTTACAAGCCTAATTCATTAGTTACAGATACTACTGGAACTTGGATGTCAGAGCATGCAAGAAATGCTTTACTTTACGGATGTCTTGTAGATGCTTATACTTTTATGAAGGGCGAGCCTGATTTGATTACTTTGTATGAAAATAGGTTTAATCAAGAAATAGCTAGATTAAAAAATAAAGCTGAGGCTCGAGGACGAAGAGATGAATATAGATATGATTCATTAAGAACGCAAGTTACTTAAAAATTAAAAAGGAGAAGATATGAAACCAATCAAGAAACTTGAAGGCAAAACTGTAGCTATTGTCGGTATGGGCAAAAGCTGGTTTGATTATAATTTAGCAAAATCACATGGCTCACACTTTGATGAGGTATGGGCTATCAATTCAGTAGCATCCGTTATTTATCACGATAGAGT